GGGTAGTTCTGTGCGTTCAAGTAGTCCTGATATTTATTGTTTATATCAGTCTGCATCTGTGTTTGTTGTTGCAAGCCATATTGGTTTTGCAACGCATTGATACCCATGTTTTGTTGGTACTGCTGATTACCCAAAGTACCAAGTGTGTTTGCGCCAGTCATCGCTGTTTGAAGACCTTGAAGACCTAGACCCGCACCAAACTGACCTTGCTGTGCGTTTAACTGTGCGGCATTGTGTGTAGCAGCTTGTTCAGTATTAAACTGACCCATACCCTGTTGGTATGCGGCTTGTTGACCTTGCGCCATAATGTCGCCCTTTTGACGGGCTAAGTTACCTGCAGCCTGACCGCGCATTAAGTAATCACCACTACCACCATAAGCACCCGAACGAGCAGCTTGAGCGCCTTGGGCTTGTTGAGCAATCTGGGCTTGACGTTGCGCATCTTGTTGCTGGCGTGCCACCACATTGTTCATGTATGGTGACATGTAGCTCTCGGCCATGCCGGGGCTAGTGAATGATTTAGTTTGGTACGGGTTATACGTGTAGCTAGTATTTAGCGCACCGAGACCAGCTTGACCAGCTAAAGCAGTTGCATCCTGTAGCTGACCTTGAGGTTGCATTAAACCTGCATTTTCGTAAGACATCTGCTGCAACGGAGAGAACTGTGCTTGACGCTCTCCCTGATACTGCATGTATGGGTTGTACTCTGTGTCAGTTAGTGCTTGTGCCTGACCCAATAAGCCTTGTGCGTAAGGTGCAATTTCGGGCGCAAAACCTTGTTGATTTAGCGTGGTTTGATATAGGGTTTGGTCAGCCATGTCTATTCCTTATACGGGAAGATATTTGTCGGCACGGCTGTTATTAGCCACTTTGCCTTTACCGATTGAGCCTTTGCGGGCAGCTTGAACTCTGTCCATCATTGCGTATAGCTTGCGTGCACCAGCTTCAGTTGAGCCATTACCCAACTCAGACACAATGCGTGCAGGTACTACAAATTCACCGTCGGCTAAACGAGCAGGACGCTTGTTGCCAATAGTTGCAGGTATGGAATCAGATACACCATCACCGGGGCCACGTAGGAGTCGGCCACCATCAGAGTAACTGCCAAGATCAAACTGATCGCCTGCTGCCATGCCACCACCCCCATAAACTTGTGGGCCACGTGAAGTAAATTTGCCAGTTGACTTTGAGAAGAATGGCATGTGCGTAGTACCACCACGAGCCATAGTTAACGCAGCTAACCCACCTACGGCATAACGACCCATTTGAATCCATTCTTGGGCTGAATCTGACCATGTCCAATCACCATTGTTATCGCCTGCTGGCTGAAGATTTCTGTTCTTTAGATCAAAGTTAACACCACCAATTGTCGCAGTTTTAACCCCAGTTCCAGTTGTAGTGTCAATCGCGGTTTTTTTGTCTGCTTCAGCTTTTTCGGCGGCTTGTACGTAAGAAGGTTTTACATAAGCTGGGTTAATTTCATACTTCCCATCTTTGAAAATGTATTTTTTGGTAGCTAAGTTAACTGGAGCTTTACCAACAGACTCCCAATATGGTTTTTGAATTTCACCAGTAGGTGTAACAGGCACGGGTGAATAAGGCGTCTTACCCATCAAATAGTCAAACGCGGCTTTGGAACCACCAGTATTTTTGTATCTTGCAAAAAGTTCATCTTGCGTTTTAGGAACAAAAAGGTTTTTGTTAACGCCTAAACTACCGCCGCCTTTGGTATAGGCGTCGCGTACATCCTGCATTTGCAAACTTAAATCAGGGCGGGTTGAAATCGTGCCGTTGGGATTGATTGTAGTTATACCCGCGCCACTAACGCCAACTGGGAGCGCTGTTCTGTCTGCTGTAGAAATACTAGTGGGTGTATCTACAACAGTGGACGTATGCTGTGTTGCGTCTACATTTTTAACAATTAAGCCATTTTCTAAGTGGTAGCCAGACGGTACGATTACGTCGTTACCACCACCGCCTGTAACTGTGGTTTTTGCTTGCGGCCCCATTAACTTAGAAGCTTGGTACAAGTCTAAATTAGCTGCTGGTGATCCTGTTTGCAGTGCCGCATAGTCTCTAAAGTTATTGTAAATATTTTCAGCCTTGGCGTATGTATTCATTACGTCTTTGTTGACTGCATCCTTGTACCATTGGGTTTTACGATCAGCATCAGTTACCTCGCGGCCAAGAACATTTCGTACCCATTCATCAGCAATGTTGCTAGCATCTGCGGAAGAATACCCTGTGTACCCTTTTTGCGCATCTTCAAGGGATAGGCCAAAGTTTCCTGTTTCTTTGTTTGCTTGCGCCCCTCTAATGAAGTCAGCATACATAGTGGCGCTGTCTTGATTTCCCGAAGTAAGTTGCTGTGTCCAATAAGCCATACCGTTGGGATCAGGATCACGTCCCAGTACATTGCGATAAACGGTAGCAACGGTAGCTGCGGCTTGTTCGGCAGTTGGGCGTCCTGTAGTTGTGGCCCCGGTTGTAGTTGCACCCGTTGCATTAGCCAAAGTAGCTAAACCACCACCTGTTGTAGTTCCAGCCCCAGTTGCGTCTGTCGTAGTTGCACCCGTTGCATTAGCCAAAGTAGCTAAACCACCACCGGTAGTCGCAGTTGTATTTGTGGGTTGTAACGCGGCTAAGTTGGCGTTTGCAATTCTTGCGCGTTCTGCCTGCTCTCGACCAATACGGGCTATAGCGTCGGCAGGTGATTCTGTAGTAGTAGTAGTAGCAGTTTGCTGCGCGGCGGCTTGCTGTGCGGGGGGTGTAAACAAATTAATACCCAAACCAGCCAAACCAGAAGTGTCAAAACCTTTGTATGTATCAGCTACGTCAGCGGCAGTAACTTTGTTTGTTTGGGCGAGCTCGTTTACTTTAGCATAATCACCCGCTGCATAGGCATCATCAATTGCTGTTTTGATGTCTCCACCAAGTGCATAACCTGCAATACCACCTTCAGCCATGCGCATAACACCGCCGCCGTCTTGGGCGTAGTTAAACATACCACCTGTATTTTCCATATTGCTTAAACTTTGGCGAGACATAGGCGAGTTTGCACTTTCATCAAAACCCATGATGCCGCCACTTGCGGCAGATTTAACAGGCACCTCGTATGGTGTACCCGCAGTGTATGTACCGCCATAAGGGTCGTAAGAATACGGACGAATCATGCCGGGCTTTGTTGTAGTCGTCGGCATATTAGACTTAACTGCTTGGTCTGCAAGGATAGGAGCAGCGCCAGCAGCTAAATATTTAAAATTGTCTTTAGTTAGTAAACTTGAAGGATTGTTACCAATATTAGTAGCAGTTTTACTTGCTAAGTCCCCAATCGACATTGAATCCCTAGCTGCAGCAAGCTGGTCAGGGGTGGCTGTCTTTGCTGCCATTTCTGCGTAATTTGATGGAAGTTGAATACCCTCTAGAGCGGCTTGATCCACAGCTTGAGATGCAATTTGAGAACCCGCCATTTCCGCTACTGGGGCTGCTGTAAGACCAGCACCTAAACCAGCACCACCATAAGCGCCGAGACCGGCAGAAATGCCTTTACCTAAATCACCAGTACGAGCAGTCTCAACTGCACCAACACCCAAACCAACTTGCCATGCGGGGATACCAGTAGTCGCTGTAATAGCAAAACCAATAATAGCTGGTAGTAACTTATCTAAAAAGCCTGCCTCGGGTAAACCCGTATGTGGGTTAATAGTCAACGAGCCACCATGTTTTTCGGCCAAGGCTTGTAGCCCCTGCACTTCACGTGGGGACATGTGGATAAGCATCGAGTCAGGGCCGCGACCCTTGGATGCCATGTGGTCGGCTAGTACTGCAAGGCTCATAGTTGCCTCTCAAAATGGGGGTTATTGGATAATATCATGGTGGGAGCGCAGACACAAATGAAAGTGTGGCTACGACAGAAGCAGTTGACGGTTTAGTCGGCGTGCCTGAAGCCGCGTAGGTCGGAATATTAAATGTTGCAATAGTGGGCGACCAATAGATTTGCACGTAGTCGTTGGCGTTCATGGACAAAAAGTAATTCCAGCCTTTGATGTCGTGCGCTGGATCACCGGGGTTTTTGCGGGCAGGTAGGCCCAACACTCCCGTAGAACCCACAATATCTGTACCGTTTTGCTTTAGCCAAATATACATGTCTTGCGGTGCGTTATCTAAGTTTTGTACTTGAACACTAAATTGCAAGTTGTAAATACCAGCGTTTTCTACCGTTATCTTTGACCCTGTTTCAAGCGATACCGCATTAGAAAAGTCTGTGTTAGATAGCGTCAGCAATGTAGCGGTATTAGCTGTTGCAGTCTGGGTGGTATAGCTGGAAAACGCCCCGTAAGGAAACGCAATGTACTTACCGCCAGCACCGCCAAACAGTTCAGCCAAAGAGTTACGCAGTTGGTTAAAGTACAAACGCAAGATGTTGGTAAACTGATCTTGGTAGCGTTGCTCATACTCTTTCGTCCCAAGCGGCAAGCTAGGAACTGCAGGGTTAATGATGCGGCCACTAGAAGCCATCAGCGTCTGCCGTCCGGTCTAATATCAATACGGGGTGCGCCAAGTTGCCAAGCTGTATTAACTTGATTTGACTCAACCTTAAAGATCATCTGGCGACCACGCATGCGGGTGAAGATTTGCCCTGTGAACTCTTCGGTAATGTCGTATGCACTGCTACTAGATACGGGTTGGCTGGCACTGCTTGTTCTACCAGAGCCGGAGTTGGTTAGGCCGTACAGCGTCATGGTTACTACGGGTACTGCACCGCTAGGAGCGTTAGAAGAGTCAGAGAACGTTAAGTCCGGCAGCACGCGCCAGACGAAGCCAAAGTTATGGCCGTCACCAATATCAAACTCAGACGAACTAATATAAGCAGAAATCGCAGCGTTTGTACCTGTTGTATTGTCATTTAACCCGTCCTCATGGAAGACCAAGTTGCCGGTAAGTGTTGAACTGTTGTAAGGCGCAGCTACAGGAAACGGTAATAATCCAGAATCCAACCAAGCTGTGCGGTTCATAGTGCCGTAGTACCAGACTTTTTCAAGGTAGTTATAAATTACATACTTATCAATAGCACTGCTACCGGCAGAGCAATAGAACCACCAGACCTCATTGAAGCCTTCATTGGTGCCGCAGAATACTTGCAGTGCTTGCTCTTGGTTTAGGTCTTGGAACACGTAGCGGCGCAGGTCACAGTTAAGCGTTTGCACGCGGCCATCGTAGGCATAGAACTTATCCACGCCCATCCAGTAAATAATGCCCGATGCAATCACAGCCGAGTTAGGACTCATGATTGAGATATTGTCGCCTAGCAACTGCGGTGCCCAGACGTATGGAGGGCCAAGGTATTGGAGCGAATACACGCTTGAGTCAGTAAACACAACAATCTCTTGGCGGGTTTGCACAGTCGTCACGATCTGTGAGCCATGAGAAAGGCGAGCAAATCCTGCTTGATTGGTGGGGTCAGGTGTCCAGTTGTAAGGATCGTTCTGTCCAGACCAGCGGATTAGCATAGGGTCAATAGATGACTGCCCGTAATCATTACAACCAAACGCAATGATGAACCTCGATGAGTCTGATACCGTTAAGTTGTTTTGTACAACAGGGCAGTCAACAATACTAGAGACATACACACCTGTGCCTGTAGAAGACGTATTGACTTCGTTACCAGCGCTATCTAGTAAGTTAAAAGTCAAACCATTAACGTTAAACGCATAGTACGTAGTTGCTGCAGAGATACCTGTAGGTAGCGATGTGGTGGCCGCAAACTGAAGTGCCGCGCCTTCTGTGTACTCAATTGTAGAAGTCACTACAGTCGGCGAAGCGTTTGTAAAAGATACCGTACCGCCCAAGGAATTAAGCAACACACCTCGAGTGCTTACTCCGTTTGCCGCAGTCCAATAGTAAATACCATACCCACGCGGGCCGTACACTAAATCTTGGCCGTAGTTAATCTGGTTCCACAAACGCAGGGCTGATGTCGAGGGTAATCCATACCCCCATGTACCAATGGTTCCAGATGCCGGAGGAGGGCTACCCCAAGACCCTGCGCCCCAGCCAAGAAGTGGAACAGGAGTAGCAGGGCCAACACCAATTTGGTACGTTCCAACAACAGAAGCACCGCCTGTAGCGCCTGATGCAACCACCGTTGGGGAAGTTGAAATTGTGTATGTATTGGCTGTTAAAACCGTGACTTGGAACTGTGCATTAAGGGTCGTAGCATATGTGCCAGTAGCCCCAGAAAACGTAACAAAATCACCCGTTAAACAGCCATGATTTGTGTCTGTAACCGTAACAGTGGTCGTGCCATTTCCAGCAAACGTAACATCACCAGCGGCAGTTGTAGACCGGATAGGCGTAATGTCGTAGTACGCACCACCTTGCTCAATGTAGAACTTAAGGTTTGTACCTACGCCGATATAGTTAGCGCCAGCAAGAGACGCCCAATTCCACAGTGACCTGCAAACGCCTTGGTATGTAAAGCTTGAAATGGGTTGCCAGCCGCCAATAACTTCTGGAGTGCCTTGACGAAAACGCACCTTGTCGCACTCATACCAACCTCCCTCGGTGGTATAGCGAGTATTTTCACGGTTGACGCCCGGCTTGAATAAAACTTTTTGTAATGGCATCGGTCAATCCAGTAAAGCGCACTCAGCAGTGCGCCGTTTAAGTAGTCCGGGCAATACCTTGCCGCCCCCTTTAGTCCAGAGCATTAGTTGTTCTTTTGCCCCATCCCAATCATTGGCGTTGATTTTCCTCTTTAACGTGGATGTTTGCAAGCGTCCGATGCCCAAGTTATAGCAGAAATCCACGATGGCATTTAGCTTTCTTGGATCACCTTGAGCCGCCAACACCAGTAGGTTTGGACAATGCCTTATTGCGCCGGGCGCATAGGTGTGCATAAGCTCTACCATCAAGAGGGTGCGGGCTGTTGGCTCGTCCATCGGTGCGTCTTCTAAAGTCACCTTGCGCTTATCTGCGTAATAGGTAGAGCCGTAACCAATAGTGGCTACGCCTGCCGGACAAAGGTAAGGCTTGGAGCGATACCCTTCAAACCGGCGGCACAGTTCAGCGGCTAGGTCTAGGTTCATAAACCCCTCTTAGCCAAACTTCTGTCGATCATCCAGTAGTTAATTACACCAGTCAAAAGCGCCATGTCGTCAGAACCCCAAGATTTAGCAAGAACTTCCGTCAACGCTTGCCCGTGGTAATACGCCAAAACCATTGCCGCAGTCTTGGCGGCTCCGTACATTACCAACAAATAGTATGTCATTACAGGACGAACCGATGCAGACAAACTAGCCGCCCAGCCGCCAGCCGCCTTGACCATTTCAGCTTGTTGGTTGATTGCCGCATTGAACGCATCCATTACACCTACGTCAACAGCCGCTTCCCGCTGTGCGCCAATCTCAGCCAGCTTCTGTTGCCCACGGAGCGTTTCCAACTCGCACTGCCGAGCAAACATACTAAGCTCATGTTGACGTTCATTCTTTTTATCAAAATACTTTAAAACTTCGGGGGCAAGGCGAAACACGCCACCGAGCACAGAACCCAAAATACCGCCGCCAAGTAGTTCAAACATGGTTATTCTCCGCAGTGTTTACATTTGTGATGGCTGTCCCCGTGCGAGAGTTTTACCCCCGCTAACAGGCCAATGAAGCCACCGATGATGGTTTGGAAAGCTGGGTGGAGCATACTGAAGATTTCTGCGTTGTCCACTTCCTTAGCCCATAGACCGAGCAGGAATGCGGCAACCATACCCAGTACCGACAGGCAAAGCGTGGACGCTACCATCAGGGTTACAGAATACGTTAGCTTACCTACTACGTCTGGGTTGTTGTCCATCACTTCTTCTCCCTCTCAAGTGCGTCTTTGTATCCATGTACAACTTTGGCTCTAAGCCATGTGGAATCTGCTGCGCCCGCCCACTCCGCTAGACTGTTCCAGATGACTACGTAATCCGTTGACTTGCAATGATCTGCGTTCTGATCCAGCCACGCCATCATTTCTCTGTGCCGCTGGGTTGGATCGTGAACTGTGTAGCCGATCCCGTAGAACTCTCGCACATGACAGCCATTCTTGGCTACGGCTCCAACTAGCCCCAACAGCAACAGTAGCAGAAGGAGCCAGCGCATACATTGGTTAGCTCCACTTGATGATTACGATACCAGAGCCGCCGTTACCGCCGTTACTTGGTGCATAAGGCGAGGCTTGTGTGCCAGCACCTCCACCGCCACCACCAGTAAATGCAATTCCGTTTGTACCCGGTGCTGGAGTTGAAGCACTTGCTGTGCCAATGCCACCTGCACCGCCACCTCCAGAACCACCTGCTCCACCAGCACCCGTAAATCCGCCACCGCCACCGCCACCTGCATAGGTTGTAGAAGTACCCGTAATACTGTTAGCCGTTCCTGCGCCACCAACACCGCCAATAGTATTGCTACTAGTTGGATTTCCACCTACCGCACTTGCGCCGCCACCGCCGCCTCCTGCGCCAGCACCTCCATTACCTCCAGTATTACCTTGAGAGGGGGATGTGCTTGGGGTATTGCCAGCACCACCAGTGCCAGTATTCCTACCGCCCCCACCAGAACCACCACTAGCGCCAGACTCATTAGCTTGATTACTACCGCGCCCACCGCCAGTTGCAGTAATACTGCTAAACACAGAATCAACACCAGAGGAAGGGTTTACATAATATGACGCGCCTCCGCCAACACCGCCATTTCCACCAGCACCAACAGTAACTGTGTAAGTTGTGCCAGCAGTAACAGAAAGTCCTGTGGCAGTGCGAAATCCACCAGCACCACCTCCACCAGCAGAATAGTTACCAGCGTCTGTTCCACCACCACCACCACCGCCAGCTACAACTAAGTATTCAACTTGAGTTGCGCCAGCAGGGGCTGTCCATGTGTTGGACGAGAAGAATACAACTACGTTAGCCGCAAGGAAATTAGTTGGCGTTGTTGGAGCCAATGTGCCTGAAGATGTAAACGTATGAACGACATTACCAGCGGCGTAGGTTACTGTGCCACCAGTGAAATATTGAATTGAGCCGGGGTAGCGGAGGATGACGATACCGCTACCGCCAGAGCCACCATTAACGCCATAACTTGCGCCGCCGCCACCGCCTGTGTTGACAGTTCCAGCAGTTCCAGCAGTTGAAGATGAACCAGCACCTCCACCACCTACGCCACCAGCACCGCCACTAGGAGTAATTGATGTGCCGCCGCCGCCGCCAGCGTATGTGGTTACTGTTCCAGAAATGGCACTTGCAATCCCCGCACCTCCATTACCACCAGAGCCACCGCCACTATCATCTGGTTGTAAGCCAACAGTTCCCGCACCGCCACCGCCGCCACCTTTATATGGACTTGCAACTGATGCTTGTCCAGAACCCCCTGCATTTCCTTGCCCTGATATACCAGAGCCACCCGAACATCCTCTACTGCCACCGCCACCAGAGCCACCAGCATAGCCAGCTACACCCGCTTCACCGCCAGTACCGCCGCCAGATGCAACAATTCGTCCAGTAGTAGCCGCAGAAGTTGTTGAATCAAAAACAGAGTTATTTCCAACACCGCCATTTGCGGAGCCAGAATCAACACCGCCAGCACCAACGGTCACAAAATAAGAAGACCCAGATGTAATACCTGCATATCCTGCAAGTAACCCACCCGCACCGCCGCCGCCACCAATACCTCTATTACCAGCACCTGATCCACCACCAGCAACAATCAAATACTCAACAACAGACGGAGGAATGCCCGTCCAATTCAAGTCTTTTACGGCTTGACTGACCTGACTTAGCGTCCACATTCCACTGTATTGAGCCATGATTATTCCTATTAGGCGGTTACTTCAACCCAAGATGTTGTGGGTTCGTCCCATTTAAACATTTTGCCTTCTACAACGGGCATGGGTGTAGGCGCATTCCAATGGCAAGTGGCTTCATCCAACAACCAAGACGCAAATGGTTTGGGGGGAATAAACGCATCACGACCTGCATCGTATGTGTATCCAATACCAGCAAAATTCTTACGCAGTGGCGTACCGCCCTGTGAGTGAACTCCACCAGAAGTGTTGTATGAAGTTTGTACATAGGAAGCTGGATCACCCCAGTGACCAAGGTTTAAAACGTCCTGCTCGATGACGATGACTTGCGTCACTACACCGTTTTCTACTTTTGCGAAATGGCTCATGTTTGCTCCTTAAAAAGTAATAGTGCCAGAAGATGTCCAAGTATAAATCTGATAGCCGTCAGCATAGCTGACTTGAGGTGTACTTGCACCGCCAAATGATGTGGGAGGGCTTTGTGAAGCAGGGTATCTGATGATTACGATGCCAGAACCTCCGTTGCCGCCAGAATCAACGCCAGCCGCATTACTCATGCAACCACCACCACCGCCACCTGTATTTGCCGTTCCTGTCTGACCATTAGAAAGTGTGCTTGTCCCATTGCCTGAACCACCACCACCGCCACCAGCAACGCCTAACCCCGCAATATTAGAACTAGCACTTCTACCACCACCACCACCACCGCCAGCATAAAAAACCCTTTGTCCAGTTATGGTTAAGCATAATCCTGTGCCACCGCTTCCACTTGTTCCAATTCCTGATGCTACAGAGCCACCAGCCGACCCTGCGCCACCACCTCCACCAGTAGCATATTGGCTTGAAGTGCCATCAGAACTACCGCCAGCAAAACCTTGTCCAGATACGCCCGTACCACCAGTATTTTGCCAGCCACCACCACCCCCAGAGCCACCATTATTTCCACCTGCGCCATAACCACCACCACCACCTCCAGTTGCAGTTATAGAACTAAAAACAGAATTTGCGCCATTGCTTCCAGATACAGTGTTTCCACCAGTACCACCCGCACCAATAGTGACAGTAATTGCAGAACCAGTAGTTACAGAAAAGTTAGAAGCAGTTAATAAACCGCCAGCACCCCCACCGCCACCCCAATAACCCGCACCCCCACCACCACCAGCAACCACAAGGTATTCAACAGCAGTAGGTGCGCCACTCAAAGGGTTAAAGGTTGCGCTAATGAAACCACCAAGATTTGCACTCATAGTGTGATACTTCCGCTAGATGTGAATGTGTAAATCGTGTAGCCGTTAGCAGTTGTCTTTGTGCCGTTAGTCACGCTTGCAGCATCAGCAAATGTGCTTGGGTAGCGGATGATGACAATGCCAGAGCCGCCTGCAAAACCATTTCCTGCAAGGCCAGCGTAATATCCACCACCGCCTCCACCACCGCCTGTGTTTGTGCTACCAGCAGTACCACCAGCACCCGCAGAATTGTATGAGCCGTGACCACCGCCACCAACGCCACCTTCACCGCCAGTACCACCATTTTGTTCTTGACCGCCACCACCACCGCCTGAGTATGTGGTTACAGTTCCATTGATAGCAGACGCTATGCCAGCACCGCCATTTGATTTACCAGCGTTCCCAATAGTCCCTGCACCACCGCCACCGCCTCCAGCGTTTATGCCACTACCGCCAAGAAAACCAATGCCACCCGCATTGCCTTGACCAAATGTGCCAGAACCAGCCGCACCTACAGTTGGATTGCCGTGAGAACCGCCACCGCCAGAACCGCCATTAGCACCATCTTGTGCCACGTTATGGCTTCCACCACCACCGCCTCCTGTAGCGGTAATATTGCCAAATACAGAATCAATTCCACTCACACCTTTTGCTGATGACGATGTTGAACCAGCACCACCACCACCAACAGTAGCGGTAATAGATGAGCCAATAGCAACAGACAATATGCCCGTTAAAAGTCCACCCGCACCACCGCCACCGCCATCCAAATAACCGCCACCACCACCACCAGCAACAACTAAATATTCAACAAAGTTAGTTTTTTGCGTACCACTCCATGCACCTTGTCTTAATGCTTGGTTTTGTTGTCTGAGAGTAAAAAGTCCTGTAGCCATATATCCTCAGAATGTAATAGTGCCACTTGCCACAAAGCGATAAACACGCCACGGGCCTGTGACATAAGTTTCTGGTGATCCAGTTGTTGATGTAGCAGGGGCTAAGTAAGATGGGTAGCGTAGGATTACGATGCCTGAGCCGCCTGCGCCGCCTGCTGTTCCAACTGTTGAGTTTCTACCTCCACCACCGCCACCGCCTGTGTTGGCTAACCCCGCTGAACCTGCAGTATCTGCGCCTGAACCACCATTACCACCGCCACCGCCACCGCCCAAACCAGCAATGTTATTTGAACCAATACCACCGCCTCCACCGCCAGCATAAAAGATTTGTGCGCCCGATATGGATGAGGCTAAACCCGTTCCACCATTACCGCCTGTGCTGACACCTTGTAATCCTACAGAACCAGCACCTCCACCGCCTCCAGCGCCATAAGGAGCAGATGCCTGTCCTGCACCACCAGCAAATCCTTGCCCAGAAGTTCCTGCGCCACCCGCATTTGAAGTACCACCCGCACCGCCACCACCAGAACCACCAGAGGAACTTGCGTTAGAACCTTCTGCACCCTTACCGCCACCTGTAGAAGTAATGGTTGTGCCTCCAGCAATACTTGAATTTACGCCATTTGTAGCGGTTCCAGAACCAGTTCCAGCCGTTCCACCAGCACCAACAGTAATGGTTATTGCAGACCCAATAGTTACAGCAAATCCTGTTGCAGTTAATAAACCACCCGCACCGCCGCCAGCCGCCGCTGAATAACCAGCACCACCCCCGCCAGCCACACATAAGTATTCCACCGTTGTGACAGGGTAGTTAATGCCGTTTAAACCGGCTGAGAGAATCCCGCCCGTATATCGAAGTCCCATAAGAACCTCCGATCAGGTGATTGCTTCAAATGATGCTGTCATTTCAATGGCGCTGGATGTTCCAACAGTCACTACTATTGATTGGCTTTCACCGCAATAAAACGCCGTGGTTTTATCTACAACGATCAATGAAGCATTAGGAGGAACGCTGACTTGGTATGCAATTCGATACGCTGTACCGCCGCCGCCCGTTGCACTATTAACAGACACCGTTACAGTCGCCGCGCTAGAAGTCACATTAGACGCAACAATGTTGTCAATCTTGTTAACCGTACCAGACGCAGGAGTTAGAGCCGTCCATGTCGTAGCCCCCGTAGTAGCTGGGATTAAATACGATGTGTTGCCGTAAATACTCGTTACATTAACTATGTTTGGGTTTGCCATGTTAGCTCCTTAGAATCCAAAAATCATCGCCATTGCGATGGATTTACCTGTTGATACACCGCCAAGATTGGATAGTGCTGCTGCTGCCGTTGTAGCATTTGTACCGCCATTTGCAATTGGCAAAACACCACTTACAAAATATGGAGCTACTTTGACATAGTCTGTACCGTTATAGTACACGAATACTTTTTCACCAACAGCAACCGAGACACCTGTCTGACCGGCTGCTTTAAAAGTTACTGCGCTGGTAGCGCCTGCGTGATCCACCATGTACAGTTTGCTGTAGCTGGGGCCTGTAATTACTTTGGTAACAGTTTGTGTGCCGGTGATACGAATCACCATGTATTGGGCTGTTGTGCTACCAATATTGTTTCCTGATGCACTACCTGTGGTGTTAGCCAAAGTAATAGCGCCATCACCCGCAAAAGACAACGTGCCTGCGATGGAAATGTCCACGTAGTCAGAAATACCGTAGTTGACTGTGTCGCCCCACGTACCAGAGAGCGTTCCCTGTGTGGGGGTGACTAAACCCAGAAGAGTCGTTGTAGCTGCCATGTTCGTTCCTTACGAAGTATTTATATTCTGCCAAACTGTTGACTGTTTGTCATCTATTAATTGCCAAACATTTGATTGTTTGTCGTCGATGAGCTTCCAATAAACAGCCACTACATTTCCAACACTACCCGTTGCGCCATTACCAGTCAAACCTAGCGTTCTAGGCGTACCCATTGTTCCTACAGCACCTGTTGAACCTACACCAGTCAACCCAACTGTTTTACCCGGAGTTACCGTACCAACATAAGCCTGCGCTTGGTTAGAGTTCAACGGCACAATTGGCCCACCAACTTCACCCTGTGCAAAGTTGCCTGTTATCCCAGTGCTACGTGTAACCCCAACTGTACCTACACTACCCGCTGCCGCAACGCCTGTTAGAGCTTTGCTGCTGTCATTTACTACAGACCCAACTGCACCAGAAGCTCCAACTCCTGTTAACGCAAATGAACGCCCCGCAACAGATACATCACCAACCGCGCCTGTAGCGCCTACGCCCGTAATCCCAAATCCGTAACCAAACCCTACATTAGTACCGCCCCAAACCCCGCTACCCCAAGTGTCGTAACCCCAAGGCGTACCATTTAAACCTATCGCACCAACACCAGTCAACGCAACCGTAACCAAAGTGCCAACCGTACCAACTGATGCAGTTGCTAAATCACCAATCTCAGCGGCTGACTGACTCTGAACAACTGTACCAACTGCCCCTGAAGCACCTACACCTGTAAGCGCTACAGAAACGATAGGCGAGGCCGTACCAATGGCTGAAACAGCTTGATTGCCTGTAAGAGCAATTGCGCCGCCCCAACCATAGTCGCCCCACGCATTATCGCCCCACCCGAGAGCCATACCCTACTTTCAGGTTGTAGCGATACGCAACAACGCAGCAGCAGTGGTATTAGCAGGCATAGTCAATGTAAATGTACCGGCGGTAATTGTTTGTGAACCGAAGGTATGTACGCTGACAGCCTTATTACTCTGAGTAGAGTTATAAATAAATACTGTGTCAAATGCAGTCGTTAAAGTCACGGTTGTGTACGTGATTGAAGCTGAAGGCGTCCAATAAGCTGTACCGGCAGTTGTCGATGTATTAGAAGCCAAAGGCGCAGTCGCATTTGTTACCGTAACACCGCCAGCCGAATAACCTGTACCGGACACTTCACCAGAAGAAGAATACACAGTTGTTGACGCATTAATCGTTGCACTTGTCAAATACAAAGCTGCTTTGAACGTATCAGCAGTGGTAGCAGCACGAATAGGCGCTACACCAAAATTATGAGTTGCAGTAAGAACTTCGCCTAGGAACGAAGTGCACATTGCTTGGGTATTAGCCATGATGTTTCCTTATGTAAGAGATGCTGCTTCAGCAACAATTGGGGGCATTTTCTTTAGAGCGACATGGGCTGAACGATGCACCAACTCACCCTCTAACCAATACTCCACCCAAGTGGTGTATTCGTTCTCATTATCGACGACTCCCTCTCTTTTCTCAAGCAGAGATTCATCCATATCACCTTTGGTAGTAGTAACAATCAATTTGAACTCCTAATCAACGAAGTGGTTGCGCCGTTGGTCGGCATGGTAATTGTGAATGTGGTCGTAGAAGTCTTGTCTGAGCCAAAATCCAAAACAGCAACGGACTTGTTACCTTGGGTAACGTTATAAATCAACGCGCATCTAGCTGTGATTGCGCCTGTCCAAGCAATATTGGGGAAGCCTACATATGCCGTAGAACCAGAAGTACTGACTGTAATAGGTGTTAATTGCGAGCCGCCAGCAGAGTAAGTACCTGTATTAGCTACTTCATTATCTGTGCTGTACACGGTTGTGTCTTCATTCAAATTAGCATTGGCTGTGTACAAAGCGATCTTTATAACGTCAGTTGTCAGGTCATGAATACCTTGGTACAACTGCGCCTTAAAGCTGGTAGTTTGGGTTTGGACAATCGCCATATCAAGTTACCTTCTGACGGAACTGACCAGAACGATAAGCGTCTTGGCGCTCCATACCATCGCCCAAACGTTTAGCAAGTGCAAGCGCTTCTTGGTACTTGGTGTTATACAGCAGCATCATGTCTTGCTCACCCTTCATGTAGGTGTAAGCCTCAACCAATGAACCATACAAAAGCACCGTGTCAAAGTTATCACCGAGCCATGTTTGGCCGTCTGCCGCTACAGTAATAGACTCGGGGTAGTAGTAATAGTGCAACTCAACGCCGTAACTTGCGTCGGCTGTTGGGCCAATTATGAACGAAAGCTCGTCATAGATTGTAGAACTCAATACCGTTGGGCCAAACAACGCGTAGTACTTAGGCGTACCTGTATCTGTTGTAGGGTTAGGGTATGCCTGACGAATAAAGTTAACGTCTTTGTTAAGTAAGTATTCGTAGTTACCGCTACCATCAATGACCGCCATAGAGTACACAGCTAAGAAGTCAAGGGGGCAATCCAAATACTTTGTGTTTACCGCAATTGTACTGGTAACGTTCTTGCGAATAGATGGGAACTGCACCGAGTTATAAATGCGCTGCTCAGCCTGAGTCACGAAGACAGGAATCTCCGCCACGAAGTTTGTCTCCGTGTTCTCCGTGTAGGCTTGGATAGCAGCTTTTAACTCGGTGTAATTCATGCCATTGGGCCTCTGCTCATAAGACCTTTAGTAGCTGCACCTGTACCACGCATCTTGATGCCGGTTGTTTTAACAGGCTCATTACCAGCGGACTTGCTGATATTGCCAATAGTCACATCGTACTCGTCAAGCTTGCTTTTGTTTGGGCGTGCGGCAAGCTGGCTTGTAGCCTCTTTAGCGCGGTCAACGTAAGCTGAAGCGGGTTTATTGTTGCGATTAGACCCAGTTTTAATTGGGGGGCTATTCTTTGTAGTTGGTTTAACTTGTGTAGCCATGATTAACCTCGTTTCTGATTAGCGACTTTAGCCAAATTACGGCCCATAGACATCATGTCTGCATTGGTCTTGCCGCCCTTGCCTTTGCCGCCTTTAGCACCGCTTTCAATACCGACGGTTGGGCCGCTATCACCAAGGTTTGTACCCTTAGTTTTGCCTGACTTGGTAATGCCATCTGCTGCTTTTCTGAATCCCATTTTAATCTCCTAAGTAACTGTTACCGTAACTGTACCAACATATGCCGTTGCCACCAAATAATTTGGTGTTAAAGACGCATCAAAAGTACTCGACCCACCAACCGGAGCCCAGCCCCATTGAATATCCCGAGAACCACCTGTAACGTAACCAGCAGCATCGGGTGCATTGCTAGTTGAGTTAACTGTTTGCAATCCATTCGTACCGGCAGTGTAGTAAGTCGTATCTCTACGGGGGTTACGCACAGCCTGTGGGTCGTCAACTGGGTACATACCCAATAACAACTGCGGCTGATCGGGATCCCAACACTGAGGGCACACAAGTAGATTGTAAATCTTAGTCTTCTGAATCTCTTTACGAAGCGCCGTTAGTTTGAACTGGAAGCCGCAGCGATCGCACATGGCGATACTGTTCTTACCGGAAGCAAACCTATTGCCCATTTACGTACCGCTTCCAATAAACATTTGCCTCGGTACAAACCGTAAAGAAGCATGTTCTTGATCTTCACCAGCGGCTAACTGCCAAGCTTCATCATACTGAGCTTTAAGGACGTCCAGACGCTGAGCGCCATTCTCTACCTTAAGTGCAAGATAGTAGGCGAGTCCAGCAACCAAGCAGGGCAGGAAACGGAAAGGTACATCCATAGTCCTAGTGCCGCCACCTGCGTCATCAATACGGCGCATGCGCCAGTAAACGAATTGATAGGTTTGTGATCCATCGGGAGTCGGCCAAACAGTTACGGATGGCAAGTTTTGTGAGTAAACAGCGGCGGCAGTTGAGTGCGCCACTGCAGTTGTATTATTTTGGCCACGGAAGCAATTCATCAACTGATTACCGCTAATGTAGCCGTACTGAACAGTCTCATTTTCAATTAAGACAAAACCAGTGGTAGCTAAACCTACAACAGAAGTCAATGTAATTGTAGTGGCGGTGGCTGAGATTCCACCATTTAATGTAGTTCCTACTGACGATGTTTGGCCGTCTAAACGCTGAAACCACACCTGAATTGGGCGGGCTTGCTGCATTTTATTGGGGATAGTTGCATAGGTAGAAACACTAATACGGGTAATTGTCAGGTCAGACTGCGTAGAAGAGTTACCGGCACCAGTACGGATTACATGTTCTAGCAAATCCACAGTGTCGTTTGGTAGCGCGTATGTAGCTAAGCCTTGAGTAAAGGTAAGCGTACCTTGCTCAAACGTCCACATGTTAATGCCACGGTTTGCCCAATCAGCAAACAATAAATTCAATGAACGACGGGCTGTACGTAAGTCGTAGCCTGTGCGAAGTTCAGAGCCCGCACGCTCAAACGCTTCCTCAACAATCTCCGTGAGGTCAAGATTAAACGCTGCAACTCCAGAAGTAGTCATTTTTTAGCCGTTTTTGCAGAGTTAATAAAATCTTGGGCTGTAGGAGCGCCTTTTTGCCCGGGTTTACGCATCTTTTCACCGCGCTTGCGTTTAGCGTTAATGTTGTCATAAAGGCCAACAGGCCCACCTTCAGCGTACTGTGTGAAGTCAGTGTCATCCCGACGAGCTTTACGCTTGCCCTTGGGCATTTTGCTAGGGCGAATATCACCCATTCCACGGGATGCCATCATGATTTAGCACATCTTTCCACGGGTTTTACCCCGCTGAGCGATACCGTCAGCGCGACGGGAAGCGGTTACACCACCAGAAGCCATCTTTGTAACAGACTTCATACCCGCAGGCTTACCCTTTTTAGAAAATGACATGAACTTAGCCGCCTTAACTGCGCCGCCTTTTTTCATTCCATCGCCTTTGTAGTTTTCTTCGTCTTTGCCAGAATAAGCTTTACGTTCTTTATCCTCGGCTTCAGTTTCACGTCGATAGTTATCAACTTCTTCTTCATCTAAACGAGCTCTAGCATCTTTGGACAGCTCAACTTTATCGCGCATATTGGCTGCTTTTTCAGCGGCACCGCCAAGACCAGACTTATCAACCATCTTCTTACCAAGACCGGTTTTCTCATCTAGTTTACGGCCAGCCATGTATCCAAGTTCAAACATAGCTTGACCAGCACCAGCCCGACCAACGTTACGATTATCCGCACGTTTGCCAGCTTCTCGAACGGCTTCTTTAGCACCGCCAGTAAGCTTAGAAGAGTCTACGTTACGGCCTTTTGCGCCTTTTTGAAAATCTTCTCTAGCACGCTCAAGAACATCGTCATTGAGTCCGGGTAGGTTATCCCATCTTGTAGCCATGATTATTTCCTTTTGGTCATTCCACCGCCGCACATAACCATAGTGCCACGAGTTTTACCGCGAACAGCAATACCATCAGCACGGCTAGAAGCAGTCATGCCGCCTTTAGCTTTTTTGCTCACGGATGCGCCATCAATGTCTTGCGGTACAGGCATACCTTCACGGTAAACTGTATCTTTAGGCACAGGTTTTTTGGGGGGCGGGGTCTTAGGCGCGGACTTCTTAGAAGCTGGTACGCCCTCGGGATCCATGGGTGGTTTACCCATTTCAGCAGTGTAGATTGGATCAGCCATAGTGTTCCTTAGCAGGACATTCCGCCCATGCCCATTTTAATCATTGTGCCTTTGGTTTTGCCTTTTGTAGCGCAGCCATCAGCACGGCTAGAGGCGGAACCGCCATTAGCTAACTTCAAGGATGTGCCCTTACCGCCTTTATGCTCTTGCATATCGTGCTGTTTAAAGGCTTTCTTAATCATTGCAACGTCCTGTTTCTTGTCCATTGCCATGTCTTCTTTCATGTCGCTCTTAGCCATACCGCCACCTTTCATGATTGACATCTTCCCATGAAGTGTCTTGGGTTTGTTAATCTTTTGAAGATCGGGGCGGGCCATCCCACCATAGCCAAACTTCTTGCCTTTATCAGCCTCATTGAAATCTTTTCCAACGCTTTGGGGCACGCCAACCTTCTTAGCAAATGCGGGGTTATGCGCAATTGCTGCCATGAAGTTGTGCTGTTTTTTACTTGTGCTCGGCATCATTTCCCCGCTTGAATAAGTTGGTCAATTTTTGCTTCCAACCGGTTAAAACGTTGGTCAATGTGGTCAGTAATTCTTTGCACTTCTGCTTGAGTAGTGTAATCACGGGCTAACTCCTCTCGGGTTTTGTTGAGCAGGATGTCAAGGCGCTTGATTTCGGCAAACTTTTCTCTGGCGGTAAACGTCAAAAGCCCTGTAAACAGGGTCAAAATTGCTGTCCAAATCATATTTACGTCTAACATTTCACACCTTCTTTGTATTTTTCCCAAGCAGGGTGGTCTGCTGAGGCGTACAAATACTGCGCTGCAAATTCTAACAACGTAGGGTCATCTTTAAAATGGCCTAACCCACGATTGCAATGGTTACATAATAGACCACGCACTTTACCTGTTTGGTGATCGTGGTCAACTACTAACTTCTCTTCATTTCCACAAATAACACATTGCGTTACTGTGGCTTTTAATTCAGCCAATGCTTCATCAGTAATGGCATTTCTGTATGCACCACGGCAATTAGCATTGCGGTATTCAGAACGGCAAGCACGGCACCAGCTATCCAAACCGTTGCGCTTTTTGTTATGCAAAGGGAAATACTCAGCAGTAGCTGGCTTTTCTGTTTTGCATTTAGTGCAATTTAGCAATTCCATGCTCGTAAAGCCTTATTTATGCGTGAGTTTGGGTCTTTTGCGGTTTTTGCGCTGGTATTCTTCTTCTTGTGCCCTTCCATCCTCGCACAAAAAGAGTCTTTGCGGGAGCCGCCTTCTGGCTGGGGGGGTTTCAAGTTCATCCCTTGCTTTTTGGCGGAGGCTCGCCCCTTGGCATTCAAGCCACCCTTGGGGTTCTTGCCTTCTTTCCTCTGCCATGCGGGGGACTTAGCCATAAAACACTTCGATACCTGTAACAGTACCTGTGCTGGTTGTTAAATACAGCCCTGTAGTTGCCACAATACCTTCACCGGGTATTGTGATACAAAAATTTACAGGTGTAGTTACACTAGCAAGATCCATTGTATATAGCACCGCAGCAGTGGAGCTACCATCACGAATCTCAAACGTTGCCGCCGTGGTTGCTTTAGGGCTTACCACAATACCTCTAAGGCGCGTGCGCCCCGCACAAAACGAACCTGCAGCACTCAAGTGCGCTGACTTAACGTCTGTCTGCATCATAATTAATCTCCTTGTAAATGGGGGCCGAAGCCCCCTAGACTAATTAGACTTGGCTGGGGTTAGCAGCACCATCAGAACCGCGAACTGTGTACAAGCAAGTTACGCTAGCTGCACCGCCGCTGGCTGTACCAGCACAAGCGTAAGTCACTGTAACGATTGCGTCAGTTGCGCCTACGTTTTCATAGGTAGCAATACTTGCATCAGTAATGGTGAATGTTGCGCGGCCAACAGACAAAGGTGTAGTGGTAGCACCACCAACAGTACCCAGAGTTGTAGAGCCGATCTTCACAGTGATTGTGTTACCGGTTGTACCTGCGTAGGCAGTGGTAATGTTCACGATAAAGTTGTTAATCATTGCGCCAGCAGGCAAGACAAACAATGTAGTAGCAGTAGTGTCGCTAACAGTTGTTGCGCCTGTTTGTGAAACAACAGTTGCGCCCATGTTGCGGATAGTGCCAGCGGTAGTGCCGGTAGTGTTTTTGACAGTGCCCAAGAGCCAAGGGCCAAGGTGAGTTGCGAATCCCATGATGTTTCCTTACATACAAGTTAAGTGCATCAATCTGTATGTCGTCAGCCGGGACTGTTTGATGCACCGGAAGCCCGGATTAAAGTCAATATACACCAAATAAAAAGGGGGCACAAGGCCCCCTTCCAATATTTCCGAAGAAATATTTAATCTATCAGGACGAACCGGGTGAACCGTATGTGCCCAATGGATCAGACCAGCCAAAGCTATAACGCTCACGGGCCTTATAACGAACGTTACCTGTGTCAAAGTCACCGTCCATCTTGTTCTCTAAAGGAGAGCGGATGAAATGCTTCAGACCGTTAGGCACATCAGTAGTCAAATACCAGCCGTTTGTGTCGGTCAGGTAGTGATTAATGGTGTAGCCTTCAGGGATTGAACCGTTGTTCTTCAACGCATTGATATCGTTGTCAGTTGTACCAACACGGAGGCTGGTTTCCAACAAACGAGTAGCAACGAATTGCAGAGCTGGGGGAACAATCAATTTCTTAGGCTTAGCAGCGATCAAAAGACCACGCTCGTCTGTCCAAGCAGCGATCTGAATAACGGCGGCTTCCAAAGAAGTCTCGTTCAAGTCAGCGGCTGTAGAAGGACGATTGCTATTGGTACCACCAGAAACCAATGGGTGGGCAGTGCTATACAAAGCAACGCCGTCGCCACCGGGATAGGCTGCGCTGAAACCGTTATTGATAACGGCGGCAGCTTTTACCTGCTTGGTGTATGCCATAGCACGAGCCAAAGCTTTGGTATAACGAGCAGACAGTGAGTCATACAAGTTATCTTCTACAGCTTCTTCCGTGATGGAGAAGCCTAAAGCGATAGTCTCGTGGTTGTAGCGAGTTGTCCATGCCTCTTGTGCATTGTCATAAGCGATGGCAGAGCCCTCGTTCTTAACAGGAGCAGCAGAGAAGCCAGACAGTTTGGTCTCTTCTTCGAAGGAACGCTCAGAGGTTTCAGTTTCATAAATTTCTTTATGTTCTTCACCGTAACGAGCATACTCCATGCCGAACAAAGCGTTCAGGCCGGGGAGGAGTTCCTTAAGTAGTTGTGCGCGTGAAATTGCCATTTTAAGTTACTCCTTAAGCAATGCTGGTGCCAGCATAGTACTGATGCTGGCCAAAGTTGATTTTGACCAGAATCTCTGGGTACTGCATCAACACAATAGTAGTGTTCAATGTAGCAACAGGAGCTTGATTCAAAACAAACGATGTAGCACCGGCGGCTGCGGCGGTGGTAACAAAAGAACCGGAAGAAACGTATTGACCGTTTGAATCCAGCGAACCAACGTCAGTACCAACAACCAACGCGCTTGGCAAAGCCGAGCAAGTGACAGTAGCGGTAGAAATGCTGGAATACGTCACAGTTCCAAGCGAAACAGCCGTATCAGGCACCAAACCAAGCACGCGAACGGGCAAGGATGATGTAGTAGCGGGTGTTGCACTAGGAGCCAATGCTGCGTTCTTAGAGTCGCCACTTGCAGTGCTACCTGTGTTGTTAATCATGGCCAAATTCTGACCAATCATTGCACGGGCACCAGAAGCAACAGCCGTAGTTGCAGAGCAAACCACAACCTTAAAGACTGCATCAGGATCATCACTGACAATGGCTACTGCATCACCAGCCGCAGTAGATGCGGGCCAGTATTGCGAGAAAGTCAACTGTTTAGTGACAGGGTTTGTGTAACGGCATCCCAAAAAGACACCTGTTTGATTGCCTGCTGTGCCAGTAGACACAGACAGACGAACGATTTCACCACGAGACAATCCTACGTAATCGCCGTAGAAAATTGCTGTGCTGTAACCGTTAGTAATCGGATATTCACGAGTAGAACCCGCAAATACCTGACCCCCGATCAAATTGATCGGTTTTAGCCCGTAAGGGGCGTCAACAACCGGATAAGCCATAAAAGACTCCTATATTTAAGTACCAGAACCGAAAGTGACCTTGGTTCTCTTCTCTGAGAAAAGAGGCATCCTAGGATCATTTTCACGAAGGAAATTATTGTCTACTGAATCCACCTGAGACTTGTTTAGGTTCTCATAGTACTTGGCTCGTTGAGCCATGAACTCGGTTGGAATACGGCAAAGCAATAAACCGCCCACTTCAATGTTGCCTTTAAAGCGACCTTCAGTGGAAGCGTGCATCATGAGCTCAGGATAATCTTCTGCTTTGCAGGGTTCGTATCCTTCGCGTAACTTTGAAGAGATGTTACTTGGATCAGCAGTGCCCAGTGTGCTAGTACGTACATACCTATGAGTCCAACCGGGACGGTCGTTAGGCATAGGTAGTGTCTCAGGAGGACGCCACGCTTCTGGGCGAGCGAATGTTTCCCGAGTGTCTAGTTCACGTGCAGTGCGATTTTGTGTCTTTCCAGACGATAAAACTTGATCCATAATTAACCTCTTTTAAGTTGAGCAACCTGTTTAGCGTATTCTTCCAAAGGAACCCCAAGACGGCGAGCGATCGCTGCTTCGGATGCCTTCAGCCTAATACGATTAGGCGGAGTGCTACGTGAGGCCGGAGCCACAACAGTAGCGGGTTTTGTTGCACGGCGCGGAGGTTCATCCTCGTAAGCCGGTTCTGATGCCTTTTTCGAAGGAGCATCATCTTCATAGCTCTGAGCACCGTCATAGTACTCAGGAAATCGTCGACGCATTGTAGCGTCTACTCGTTTGTAGTACTCGTCAGAGCCCACAAAGTTAGCACCGTGTTCCTTTGCCAGCTTTTGATGCAACCCGAGGGCGGAAGCTGTCATTTCAGGATCGGTACCAAACCAAGTGTTTTTCTGCATCCAACTTTCATCTTTTGGAGTAACAGAAGGTTGATTTGTACTACGTTGTTGTATTTGTACATTATTTTCTTCGACTTGTAAAGGCCTCATGTTCTGAACCTTGTCAAGATTCAGCGTAGCCCGTGAAACTTCTGCTTGTGCATCTACCACAGCATCGGAATCTCCGGACTCATAAGCCTCTTTGTACTTCTTCTTAGCGTTCTCAAATTCCATCTCTGCGGAACTCTTTGACTGCTCAATGTACGCTCTTGACCCAAGCGATACTTGTTCCTGTAGCTTGCGGTTCTGCTCCCACAATTGCTTGGTCAGCTTCTCAGCCGCCTCGCGTTCACGCAGTGCTTCTTCTTTTGCACGGCGCTCATCGTGGTATCCACGTGTAAATTTCTTTAGCCGCAACTGGACTTTCTCGTCATAAGTGGCGAGTTCATCCTCAGTGGGGTCTTCAGGTGGTGTGTCATCTGGCTTGCGGCCACGGTCTTTACGAGGTGTATCGTCTTCGATTTCTACATCAAAGCCGCCATCATCCTCTTCTGCCTCGGGTTTACCCTTAGCTTCTTCCTCTGCTTCGTGAGGAAACTTAAAGTCATCTTGAAACTCAGTTTGTGCCATTAGTTACTCCTTATGCTGCACGTGTAATACCACGGGGGTCTTCCACAACTGCTTCAACCGAATCATCATTAAGGATGCGGAATTCACGGCCATGGATCTTCAGACGGGTGCCTGAATTTGGGCGGCAGATGATGAAATCACCTTCCTTGCAACTCGGCCCGCTAGGGAAACGAGTGTTATCTTTATAGCAGTCAGGCCCAAGCTTGACGACAAATAGAACGGGAGTGAGTACTTCCTCAAAGTGCATAGATTGGCTGGATTTAATAATCCCAACTTCACTATCTGCGTACTCTTGCATAGCTTCCGGCACCACACACAAAATGTGAAATGTACGTGGGTCAGGCAACTGCTTAGCTTTGTCTTCAGATGGCTTATTAAGAATGCCAGACAGGTCTACGGCAGCGACGTCAAATTCAGTCATCAGATTTCTCCAGTTTTTGCACGAGGTCATTAATAATGTTTTCTGCTAGGTTAAGGCCTCGGATCACCCCACAGATACTTCGATACTCTTCAATGTCAGCGGCTCTACCACTTGCAACATGAAAAGCTTGCTCTTCCTTCAACTTCTCAATCTCTTTGGCTACGTGCGCCAACAGTTTGTAGTCGTTCAACGTTACTCCTTCTTAGGTTTTTGATATGCTCTTTGTGCCGTTTGCATGGCCATCTGAGCGCGGTTTTTGGCAATATCAACGCCAAGTTTTGCACCTTCAATAAGTTGTTGCTTTTGAAGTTTGTCTTTTGCAGCGGCTGCACTTGCACCAACTTGCATAGCCGCGATTTCTTTCTGAGCCGCGATACGTGACTCTTCGATACGTAGTTGATCTGCTTTAGCTGCGGCATCAACTTGCTGCTTCTGTTGTTTAAGCTGCAGTTCTTGCATCTTGATTTGCAACTCTTGCTGTTGCATTTGGATGAGCGGGTCTTGGGCTTGTTGCTGTGCTTGCTGCTGAGCCGCCATTGATTGCGCTTGCTGAGTCATACGAGTCGATGCTTGTGCAGCAAGTTGTGCAACTTGTGCTGCCACTTCTGGAGCCATGTTCTTTTCTTGCTCCTCTGTTGGTAACAGCAAGCCAACTGTCTGTTCAACTTCTTTACGGTATGCGTATGCCAAGTGCTCGTTGATGTGAGCCATCATTGCGGCAGTAAGCGCCTGACCTTGCGGGGTCTGCCCAATTAAACCCATGATCTTGGGGTTCTGAAGCATGCTTGTATGCACTGCAATATGAGCTTGGTGGTCTTGTTCAATAAACGCTTTAACGGGTTTGCCAGTAAGAACATTCTGGTTCTCTTGCACTGGGTCTGTAGCTGTTGCATCGTCCTCAATTGGGATTAACTTGGCTGCGTTCTTAATGCCTAACACCTCAATCATCTGGCGGTGTAAGAGTGGCAAGTTGTACAACTGGGGCGCTGTTTGTGCAAGTTGTAGTGCAGCTTGGTATTGCACAATCTTCTGCGCCATCGTTGCAGCGTTTGGATCACTCACTGGAATCACAGCGACCATGTCGTAGTCAGACTTCTTAGCACGACGTGAACCATCTACTGGCTCGTAGTCATACTCTTCTGGTGTGTAGTCAGCGATGATGGCTTTCAAGAGACGGAACTCTTGACGCATCGAGTAGTGCATACGCGCTTGTACGGCACCCATCACCTTCAACGTTCTTTCAAGAATAGCCAGTGTTGTACCCACGGGTGCTTGCGCACTCATGTCACTGACGTTCATGTCTCCTGCGGATGCGAACTGTCTACCCTCTTGCACAATGTTCTGGAACAAGGCGAAGAGAACCTGACTGGGCTCTTTGTACGGCAGTGGCAGAATGTTGTCTCGGATGGATCCGCTTGGTACGTCAACATCACGAAACTCTCCCGGTGCGATAGGCGTGTCGTCGCCCTTGACGCGGAGTCCTCGGGACTTGAGGCCACCCGGTAAGTTAGATAGCGTACCTGCATCAACGAGTTGCCTGATGAGCATGGTCGCGCTCTTCGCATATCCGCCGATAAGGTGAATAAGACCATATCCATAGAATCCAAACCCCGGTATGTATTGGTAATGTACAAAGTGCTGACGCTTGATGTGCAACTCATCATCTTCATACCAATTGCGGCGAATGGCAAGAATCTTAGTTGTCGCTTTCTCAACAGTCACAACATACGGCAGTGCTATGCCCGTCATCTCACCATTCTTATCCTTGTGCTCGTATCCCTTCAAGTCAAGGTCAACGTGCATCTCAAGTATGCGGAACCTCTCATCTTGTAGGGCTGACATGCCAGTCTCTTCAGCTTTCTGCTTCTCAATATCATCAAGCTCACCGGATGGCTCACCCAAATCTACGTCGCTGTAGAACCCAGCTTCTTGCAGTTTAAGAATCTCGTTCTCAGTCTTACGCATCACGTGCGTGACCCGCTCGGCACGCTCTAAGTTAGACGCGCCATAGGGAACAACAATGTCTTCTGCGGGAATAAACATTGCAACTTGACGTCCAATGCTTGGGTCGTAGTAGACCTTCTTAAACGCAGAGCCAGATAGAGGCAAATTCCACAACAACTTCTCATGCTCTGGACGATACTCAACCATCACCTCAGTGAGTTGGTAGTTCATGTCTTCTCTTACGCGAGCAGATGCTTCCTCTTTAATAGGAGTATCTTTACCCAAGATCTGCGTCTTCACGGGGCCAGCGGCGGGGAACGTCTCCATAATTCCCTCGGACTGAAAGCGCACAACAGACTCAGTCAACATGGGGTGGAATACACCACAAGCACCGTTCCATGGCTCTGTTCTTTCCTCGTACTTTAAGCCCAATAACTTCAAACCTTCGACGTAGGTTCTGATCCAATCTTTGCGGTCATTAATGTCCTTGTCAAAGTCAGCAACCAATTCACCACCCAAAGAATCAAGCGCACTGTCAGACATGAAGTCAGCAAGGTTGGCATCAAAGTCTTCACCGCCTTCGGTGTCATCTACCGGGGATAAATCAATCTCAATATCACCCATGCCGATTCGCACGCTTTCGGGGTCTTCAATCTCAATCTCCAATGGAGGAGCCATGCCCATCTCTTCTTCAATACCCAAGGGGGCTGCGTACAAACCTTTGTCCATAGAACTCGTTGCCATAATTTATCCTTAAACTGTATAGAACCGCTCACGGCGGTGGCTCTTAAACCATTGAATCTCTTCAGGCTCATCGCTTGGTAAACGAAGAAACCCACCCTGACGAAAGCGCATTAATGCAAGTGTTGTTGCATCAACCAAGTCATCATGCTCCCCAGATGGGAACGCCGCGATCTCGTCCACTAACTCTTCTGCCCAGCGGGTTTGTGGAACCCACACTTTTCCACTTGCAATTATGTCTGAGACTGAGTTCAAGCGGGCAATTTTGTCTTGGCCCTTACTAGGCGTGTACTCCTGCACCGGTATACCCATCGCTCTTAGGTCATAGATCAGTGGCGCACCAGACGCCTTCTTCTCCACAATCAATGAGTCAGGTTCATACTCTTTGTACTCACGTAATACGTCTCGCTTAAGTTCTGGGAACTCGACTCGTTTCTTATATGTGTTGAGGAGGATAATATTCGGCGCAAAGTTGTCTTCTTCACAGTTAAAGATGCCCCATGTAGTACCGGCTGAATAGTCAGCACGCTGAGTTTTTTCAAAAGCTGTGTCCCATGACTGGAGGATATAGTCACAGATAGGCGGAGCGTCTTTATCCCACCACTTCCACCAATCTCGTTTGACAATTGCGGACTCATTTCCTACAGGATTTTGCTGATATTGCGCTTGCCACTTGGAATTTGGCAGTTCTTCACGCAGTGCTGAGAGTTCTTCAAGACTCCAAAACTGGGGCCAAAGTGGGCGTCCAGAGGGTAAAATAGCGGGGAATTCAATCACTTCCCACTCTTCTCCACTGCGTTGTGCTGCACTTTTAAGCACTTGGCCGGTCAAATCCCGCTGTGCCCAGCGTGTCATAACTACAACAATCGCTCCGCCCGGCTGCAAACGCTGACGAGGGCCAGATGTATACCACTCAAACACCTTATCGTAGATGTCTGGGTTGCTAGCTGCCATTGCAGCCTCTTGTTCTGAGTGCGGATCGTCAATAATTAGCACGTCAGCACCCTTACCGGTCACTGTACCGCCCACACCAATCGCAAAATAGTCACCACCCTTGCTGGTATTCCACCTTCCGGCTGCTTTTGAGTCAGCTTGGAGCGCTAAATTGGGGAAAATGTTGTTATAGACCTCGGAATCCACCAAATTTCGCACTTTTCGACCGAAACCTACCGCCAATTCGCCCGTGTTAGATGCCTGAATGACTTTTTTATGTGGAAACTTACCCAAAAACCAAGCTGGCAGCAGGTAAGAAGCAAACTCAGACTTAGTATGACGGGGAGGCATATTAATAATAAGCCGCTTGCAAGTACCATTTGCCACCCGTTCAAACGCGTCAGCCATTCTCTTGTGGTGGGCTCCCGAAATGAAGGTTGGCCATACGCGCTCAACGAACTTGATAAATTTTTCTTGGCATAGTTCACGATCTTTGAGCTTCTCTAGTTTAATAAGTGAGGCTTCAAGCACGCGCAAATCTGAATCCGACAGTTTGCCGGTACTTATTGCCGCTTCGATCTCTTTAAGCGTCAATGTACTCATTACGACGAGCTTTGCTCGGGGGAAGGTTGCTGGACATCAGGTACGTCTTCGCGGGTTTCTTCTGCTGGGCCTAGTAGCGTATCCAGATCATCCAAAGGAGTGACGTCTGTAACTTCTGCATTCATGAGCCGTTTGATGCGCTCTTTAATAGAGTCTTCCAAACCTTTACTTGTGGTGTGGTGCACAGTAATCTCACTGCGTTCAGTGAACAGGCCAATGTCGGAATGTTTGCCCAAAAGCTCAAGGGCTTTGATCTCAATCTTGGGATCACCGCAGTCTGTCATGCTGACTAACTTATTTGTAATAAATGTGCGGGCCTGTTGTATATCTGCAAAAGCTTGGAAGTC